GTCGTGACGGCCACCTGGCACCCGTTCCCGAAGATATGCGAGACGCCGTTCCGGGCGAAAAGCATCAGGGCCGCCGCGAGGTGGGCCTGGCTGTATCGCCTGATGTCGCCGACACCGTCGGCGAAAAATCCGCTTTGCTCTGTCATGGTTATCCTTTCCTCTCCTGTTGGTCCTGGCGCCGTGCCAGGTCGAGTATGGTCTTCCTCACGTCCGCGGGCTCCGACCCGACCGCGACGGTCACGGTGCGCCCGTCGGCGTCCCAGCGTTGCCCGACGGCGACGATCCGGGCCTCGGTCGACGCCCATCCCGGGTAGTCGGCCCGGACCACGTCGCCCGTGCGGAAGTCCCGGGGGTAATCGTACGCGCCGCCCGTAAGGAGCGTGAACTCCACGCTCGCCTCCTCGGCGACCTCCGCGAGCTTTTGGTCGCCGCGCTCCTTGAGGGTCGTCTCGGACGTCGGCCCGATGTCTCGTGCATCAACGAACATCTCGCGGAGGGCGAGCCCCGACGGCGGGCCCCGGGGATACCGGGCCGTGTCGTAATACCCCCGCACGTCGCGGAGGGCGCCCTCGCCCTGGCCCGCGACCCACGCGAGGTTCCGGGCGTCCCGCGTCCGGCGCGCGAACGCGATCCCGGCGACCGTGCCGTAGTCGGGGGAAAACGCCACCCGGCCGGTCATGTCCCGGCCGCCGAGCACGTCGAACCGGAAGAGGCCGGCGTCCTCGTCGTACCGCATACTCCACCCGAGCCCCGAGTACTGGCAGATCTCCAGGAGGATCTCCGTGATCGGCTGGAACCGGGCGTTATACCGGACCTGGAGCTCCGTGGCCGTGAGCGTCCCGATCGCGAGGTCGGGGACGGCCCGGTAGGCTTCGGCCGGGGCGATCGCGTTCCGATGAACGTAATAGGCCATCGCGCCGGCAGGGGAGCCCGGTTGGCCGCCGTCCCACGTCGATGTCAGGCCCCAGGCGTCCGTCCCCGAGCCCGACGCGGTCCCCGCCAGGGCGTTTCTCGCGCCGAGCATCGACCCGTAGCACCGGCCGGTCACGACGATCGCCTCGACGCCGTCTGTCCCCGTGAGCGAGACCCCGGGGTCGTCGATGAGCCCGACCTTCGTCTCACCGCCCGGCACGACGGCCGCGATGAACGCCCCGGTCGCCAGGGTCTTCGCGCCCGGCACCTTCGCGTCGATGATGAGGGTCCACTCGTCGGGCTCGCGCCAGTGGTCGACCCACTCGAAGAGCTCGTACCCGTCGAGGACCGCGATGGGGTGCCGGGCCGCGTCGAGCACGAAGACTACGGGGGCCCGGAGGCGCGCGAATACGGTCGAGGCGGCCGGCGAGATCTCCCCCGTCAGGCCGTGCACGACCGACGCCGACGCCCCGCACCGGCCGAGGGCGATCGTCGCCGTGGCCTCCACCACGGCCCCGGGCGGTCCTTCGGTCACGATGTCCCGGGCGAGCGTGTAGTCCTGGAGCCGGTGGCCCGTGGCGCTCTCGGTCACGACCCGGAGCACGTCGCCGTCCACCCAGGCGAAGACGGCCCGGGGGTCGGCCCCGGCCACGGGCGCGAGGTCCGCGATCTCTGTCTTCCCGCGGCCGTCGTACCACCAGAGCGAGGACGCGAAGGCCAGTCCGAGGGCGCCCGTCGTGTTCCAGGCGATCGCGCCGGCACCGTCGGGGACGAGCCCGAAGCGGAGACGCGAGCCCCAGAAGGGCGCCACGGGCTCCCACCCCGCCCCGGTCCATCGGTCGACCGTATGCACGAGGCTCTCGCCCCGGACGCCGACGAGGACGATATGCGGGACGCCGTCGACGAGCGCGGCGCTCTCGACCCAGCGCTCGCCCCAGCCGTCCCCGCCCCCGGTGCGGGCCATCTCCGCGGACTCGGGCCCGTCCCACGCGAAATACGAGGACGCGCCGTAGAGCCCTGTCTGGACGGCCCCGTAATTGGAGCACGCGACCACGAACCCGGCCCCCCCATCAGGAACGACCGCGACGACCTCGCCGCCCCGGTCGTCCTCGACCACGGTCTCCCATACCGTGCCGTCGTAGGCCCGGATCGCCGCGGTCCCCGTGCCGCCGGCGTACTGGCTCCCGAAGGCGCACATGATCCCGCGGATCGAGAGGAGGACGGCCGTGTAATCCAGCCCGGTCGGCGGGAGCGCGGTCCACGTCGCGCCGGTGTACCGCCAGCACGCGCCCGAGGGGGTCGCGAAGACGAGCGCGCCCCCGTGGACGCACGCAAGCGTGATGTCCGGCGAGGGGATGCCCGGGAGCGGGGTCCAGGCCGCCCCGTCGAACCGGAGGGGCCCGCCGAACGGGAGCACGGCGTACACGGCCCCGCCGAACCAGACCACCGCGAGGGGGCAATCGGGGAGGGCCGCATACGGATCGCCCGTTGCCGTGAGCCCGACCACGGCCCGCGGGGCGTGGGGGACCACGAGCGGGGTGGCGTACCGCCGGCTAAAGGGATTGAGACCGAAGCGGTCGGGCTCGCACGTCGGGGCCGTTGGGGCCGGGACCGCGCGCCGGCCGAAGCGCGAGAGGGCGAAGCGGTCGGGGCCGTCCGTCCACGAGGCCGCGGCCGGCACGACGATCGCCCGGGCGATCGCGAAGTCCTGGAGCCGGTAGCCGTCGGCGGTGTTCTCGACCACGGCCGTCAGGGTCGCACCGTCGACCCACCCGAAGACGATATGGTCGTCGGTCCCGGCCGCGGGCGCCAGGTCCACGAGCTCGGCGACGGCGACCCCGTCGTACTGTGAGAGGGAGGACGCGAAGGTCTCGCCCCACGCCCCGGTCGACGCCCAGAGGACCGCCCCGGCGCCGTCCGGGAGGAGGCCCGCGTGGAGGGGGAGGGTGCCGAGCCCGGCCACGGTCTCCCAGGCGGTGCCGGTCCATCGGTCGACCGTGTGAACGATCCCCTCGTCGAACGTCTCGGCGAGGAGGACGTGCGGGACGCCGTCGACGAGCGCGGCGGCCTCGGCCCACCGGGAGGCCCCGCCCCCGCCCGTGCGGGTCATGGTCGCCGTCCCGGGCCCGTCCCATGCGAAGTAGGACGAGAGCCCGTACAACCCCGTCTGGGTGTCCCCACAATTCGAGGCGGCGACGATGAAGCCCTCCGCCCCGTCCGGCACGACCGCGACGGCCTCCCCCCCAGCATCGTCCGTCAGGGTCGTGGACCATGTGGCCCCGTTGAAGGCCGCGATCGCGCACGCCGCCGCGTCCCCCTCGCCGTACATGCCGCCGAAGGCGCACATGATCCCGCGGATCGAGAGGAGGACGGCCGTGTAATCCAGCCCGGTCGAGGGGAGCGCGGTCCACGTCGCGCCGGTGTACCGCCAGCACGCGCCCGAGGGGGTCGCGAAGACGAGCGCGCCCCCGTGGACGCACGCGAGCGTGATGTCCGGCGACGGCGTCCCGGGGAGAGGCGTCCACGCCGCCCCGTCGAACCGGAGGGGGCCGCCGAACGGGAGCACGGCGTACGCGACCCCGCCGAACCAGACCACCGCGAGGGGGCAATCGGGGAGGGCCGCATACGGATCGCCCGTTGCCGTGAGCCCGGAGGGGGCCGTCTCGGCGACCGGGACGCCCACGAGGTCCACGACCTCACGCCTTCCCGATCTTCTCGACGGCCGTCAGGCGCCCCTTGACGTTCGTCACCTCGTCGCGGAGGGACTCGACCGCAGACTTGCCGGCCGTGAACGTGCATGGGCCGGGGTGGGCGTCCCGGCCGCAGCGGCGGCACTTCATGCCACGGCCTCCGCGTTGTACTTCGCCAGCAGGTCCTGGTAGTCGGCACGGTTCGCGGCCATCGTCGTGGTGTCACCGAGGATGAGCGCGGCCATGTAGGCCGACTGGAGCGCCTCGAACTGCGGGGCGTACCGGGCGTTCAGCGCGGCGATCCCGGCGGCCCTGGCGCGTTCCGCGGCCTCCTCGGGGGTGGGGGCGACATTCAGGGGCGGGCCGGCGATGTCGAGCTCGGCGGCCATCGCCCAGTCGAGGATCTCCAGGGCGACCTCGTCGAGGTAGGCCCGGACCTCGGCGACCCCGGCAAACGGTCGCGGCAGCGTCCACCAGATGACGCGCTCGGCGTACTCGTAGGCGGTGCGGGTGGTGCCGTCCTCGTCGGCGATCGTGACGGGCTGGACGTCCCAGTGGACGAGCAACCGGGCGCGGCCGGCGACGACCTGATCGATCTCGATCGGTTGTGGTTCGGTATCGGATCCGGATCTCATGTAATGACTCCTTTGTGCATACAGGGGGCGATATACGTGGTCGACAGTCGGTGCGCGTCGGCCCATCCCGCCAGGCCGGCGTAACTCGCGACGACGCTCCGGTCGCGGGGCGTCAGGGCCTCGCGGGTGGCGACCGCGGCGAGCTTTCGTTTCAGGGCCGTGGCGGTCGATTTTCTCAGCAGGATGTAGTTGCCGAAGAAGCGATAGCCGACGAAGTCCAGCCCGCGGGTGCGGGTCGGAAAGACCTGCCAGTTCGGCTTGAGCTCGAGCTTCAGGCGGTCGCGGAGGAACGCCTCGATCCGCCCCCGGGCGTCGTGCAGAAACGCCTTGTCGGGATGGAGCAGGACGATGTCGTCGCAGTACCGGAAGTAGTGCCGGACGCCGAGGACCTCGGTGGCCCAGTGGTCGAGGCCGGAGAGGTAGAGGTTGCCGAAGTACTGCGACAGGTAGTTGCCGATCGGCACCCCCTCGGTGCTGTCGATGATGCCGTCGAGGAGCGCGAGGACGTAGCGGTCCTTGATCTTCATCCTGAGGATCGCCTTCAGGATGTCGTGGTCGATCGACGGGTAGAACTTCCGGACGTCGAGCTTGAGGCAGTACTTCGTCGCGCGGCCGTCCTGCATGGCCCGGTGCACGTCGACGAGCGCCCTGTGGATGCCGCGGCCCGGAAGGCTCGCGTACGTGGTCGGGACGAGTGTCGCCATCCAGATCGGTTCGAGGACCTGGACGATCGCCCACTGGACGATCCGGTCGGGGAAGTACGGTAGGGCGTAGATCTCGCGGGTCTTCCCCCGCTCGGTCCTGGTGAAGCGGAGATACGGCGACGTCGTGTAGGACTTATCGAGGAGCATTTGCCGGACCTCGGCGAGATACGGCCCGGGGGTCGACTCGATCGCCTTCACATCGTGGTAGTGACTCTTGCCCCGCTTCGCGTTCCGGTGGGCGCGGGCGATGTTCTCGGCGGAACAGATGGTAGGATAGAGATTGCCGTACCGCTTCATGCAGCGGCCCCCGCTGGGTACGGTGCCCGGGCCGTCGAACGCTCGAGAGCGCCTACCAGTCCGGGGTCTGCTATTGCTCTGTTTTGCCAAGGGGCACGGTCCGGCGGGGGCCCATTACGTTCTGGCGTACTCAGCTGACCAGTGGGGTGAGGCGCGTGCCGATGTTGCGATTGGCATTGGCCGTGGCATTGTTGCAATTGAGGTAGAAGGCCCCGGCATTCCCGGCATTGTTCCAATGCCCCCCGATAAAGGCGGCTCGCCCCCGCCAAACCTTGGTCAGTCATATACCATTGCCTTTATAAATAGATTACCCCGAGCGGGCGAGGCGCGCGCCGACGAAGCGATAGGCAATGGCCGCGGCATAGGCGCAATTGAGGTAGAAGGCCCCGGCACTCCCGGCATGGTACCAACGCCCCCCGATCAAGGCGGCTCGGTTGCCGGCCGCCTGATAGTAGTAGTCGCACGTGTACTTCGTCTGCGATCCGGTTCCGCCGACCACCGACGGCAGGAACGAGTGGTCGACCGCGGGGACGTTGACCAGCGCCGTCGGATAGCCGCTGATTGTGGGGAGCGTCAGGCCGGTGTCGGCGTACGGGTGCGCGAACGTGTCGGAGGCGAAGTCGTGATCGGCGATCCACGGGTTGTTGTCGGCCTTGATGTTGATGCCGTCGACCCAGGTATTCGCGTTCCCGTAGAGGTTCTCGATTCCGCGGTAGCTGAACGGCGTCGTGGTCTGCGCGGTCGCGTAGTGGGTGATCGAGACCTGGCCGCTCGCGTTTGCGAGGTTCGAGGCGCCCGTGCCGACGCCGGCGGTGACGCCGGTGTTGACGGCCATGTTCGTGACCGCGTCGTCCGTGATGTTCGTCACGCCGACCGAGAGCGCGGTCTGGCTGTCGAACGTCGCGTACTCGATGAGGTAGAGCAGTTGGACCCCGCAGAGCTGGTTGAAGGACAGCAGCCCCCACCCGGCGCCGCGGTTCTGCGCGAGCTGTCGGAAGGCCGGCAGGTAGAGCGTCTCGTTCTTCCAGCCGGTCGCCGGCTTGACGCCCGCGATCGACGCGAGCTTGTCGCCCGTGGTCGCGGTCAGGACGTATCCGGCGGGGTCGTTCAGCGCGTAGCCGCCGGCGCCGGGAGTGGTCTTGACGATCGTCGTGGTGACGCCGGTCGATGCCGCGGCGACGGCGACCGTGTGCTTGAGCCCCGCGTCGCTCGCCGTGTAGGTGACGGTCGCGCCGGAGCCGCCGACGGTCCAGACGACCCCCTGGTAGTCGGTCTTGTTCCCCTCGCTCCGGATCTTCCCGGCGACGGTCGCGTCGCTATCCCCGGCCGCGACGGCGACGGTGAACGCATAGGTGCCGTCGAGGGTGATCGTAAGGTTTCCCGACGCGCTCGCGCCCGCCGTGACCGTGATCGTGTCGAGCTCCGTGGCGGAGGCGGTGACGTCGTAGACGGACGCCTCGAAGGCGCCGATGTAGGCGTAGTCCATCTCGACACTGTCGCGGATGAACATCGGGTGGACCTTGAAGCCCGGCGCCTCGATGGGCGAGATCCAGAAGTAGCGATAGACGCCGATGTCCTTGACGAGGTAGTAGAACTTCGGCACCTCGACCATGACCTGGCCGGCGCTGCCGTCGACCGCGAAGCCAGCATCGCCCTGGTACGCCGTGACGGCGCCGGCGTCGTTCATCACGCAGCGCCGCATCCCGCCCCAGGTCGGGTGGAGGTCGAAGAACGTCGGCGCTGGCGTGATCGTGTTGCCCATGCGGTCGACGCGGACGAGGTCCGGGCTCGAACTCGACGTGTCCCACCGGACGCCGACGATCTGGTTGAGCTGGTTGCCGAGCAATTGCGAGACGTTCTGGCCGTTCAGGATCAGGGTCGACCGGACATTCAGGATGTCGAACTCCGCGACCCCCTGGCCGTTGATGGTGAGCGTGGACGCCATATCACCCCACCCGCCGCGTGCGGATGGTCGCGCCGTACGTCCGGGCGCTCGGGTTCGCGTATGCGACCACGACCGCGTCGCCCGGCTCGCACGGGAGCGCCCCGCCGTCGAACCCGACCACGATGTCGGTCGCGACGGTCGCGGACGGGTCGACCCGTGCCAGGACCGTATCGTACGCGGCCCCTTGGGCGCTGTCGAGCGTGACGGTGAGGTCGCCGGCCGCGGCCGGCGCCGTGTTGAAGTGGACGGTCACCGCGTCGAGCACGAACGCCTCGGTCGCGTGCGTGTACGAGAGCGCGATCGCCGCGCTCCCGGTCGCCTTCGTGACGGTGGGGGCTCCCCCCGTCGTGTGGATCGGGTTGGCCGCGTCGGCCAGAGTCCCGTCCTTGGTTGTGAGTCTAGCTCTGATTGACATACTACTAAGCTCCTAAATACCTGGCATACCATTCAACGGTCAGCGTGGCGCTCTCGGCGCTCTCCGAGCCCGCGAACGAGATCTCGTTCGGCCCGGGGACGAGGTCGATCCATTGCGAGCCCATGCGGAGGGTCGCGAGCGCGTTCGTCCGGACCCCCGTGGCCGGGTTGAAGTGGTAGACCGTTTTGGCGCCGAAGACGCTGGAGACGATCAGTTGCTCGCCGGCGAGGAGGGGCTGGGTGCACTTCCAGACGTCCCCGGTCGTGAGGTTCTCGAACTGGGGATACCGCGCCGGGCCCGTCAGGGTGAGCGTGCACGGGACGGCGACGTCGCCGGCGTTGTTCACGGCGATCACGCCCGTCCGGGTGCCGAACGAGAGGGGGAAGCCCCACTCGCCCGTCCCGGGGGGATCGCCGGCCCCGAGGGACCATCCCCCGGTGAACATCGGCGCGCTCGCTGTGTTGAGCGCCGCGTCGTAGAAGAAGGGGTCGTCCGCCTGGAGGACGAGCGTCCCCTTGAGCCGGTGTTGGCCGAGCGCCCCGGGGGGATCCCACCGGACGCCCTCGACGACCCGGCACCGGAGCACCCATGACACGCCGTCCTCGTGGACCCACCGGAGCACGCCGACGCCGGCGTTCGGCGCGAACAACCGCATGGTCGCGCGCCGGAGGGCCGGCATGGTCGCGGGGTCTTCGGCGATCATGACGAACGGGAAGACGACCTCGCGGGGGTCGAAGCTCCCGCCGATCGCCCGCGCCCCGTCCTCATACGGCGCCCTCGCCGAGTAGAGGGTGGCCCCGATATTATCCAGACCCGTCCGGCCGGCCTGGGGGACGTAGGTCGGCTCGATGAGGGGCACCTCGATCGCCGACCCCGGCGGGGTCCAGTAAAAGCGTTCCGTCATGGGGACACCCCCCGGCTCCCGAGGATCTGCCGGGCCGCGCTCCTGGCCTTCACGAGGGAGCGCGAGGGGGTCTCGGGGTCCGGGTTATATATGTTAATGTTTATGTCTCCTCCATCGGCTTTAACCTGTCCCACGGGGATGACTTTCTCGCCGTCCTGGAGCACGGCGATCCCCTCGTCCTGGCCCGGCGGGGCCCGGAAGATCCCGCCCTGGTGATGGACCGGGGCGCCGTGCGCGCCGCCGCCCGAGACCGTGATCCACCCGGACCACGAGGACGAGCCCCCGGGCCCGCGGACGGTGAGCCGGGGGTAATACGTCCCCGTGTATTTGTACGTGTGCGTGACCCGCTTTCCCGACCCTCCGGTGCCGTCGCCGAAGTCCCAGTCGTAGCTCGTGATGCTCCCGGACGACCCGGAGGCGTCGAACGAGACCGTGAGGGGCGCCCCGCCGAACTGGGGCGAGTAGTCCATGTGGGCCACGGGCGCCGACGCGCTCGGCGCCGGTGCCGCGGGGCCCGCGGGTTGGCCCGTCTGGGGGTTGTACCCGCCGACCTGGCCCGGGGGCACGACGGCCGGCGCCTTAACGACCGTAGGCGCGGTGACCGTGATCGACTGGCTGAAGGTGTCGACGATGCCCTGCCAGATGTTCGCGGCCCACGACCCGAGCTTGTTGAGGGGCGAGTCGGTGATCATGAAGTTGTAGACCCCGACGGTCGCGTTGTAGAGGGCCGTCTTGATGCCGTCCCACGCGCCCTCGATCCCGCCCTCGATCCCCTTCCAGATGGCGCCGACCGCGCCGACGAGCATCCCGAGGGCCCCGCCCGGGCCCGGGTCGGTGATCCACCCGGCGATGAGCCCGATCGCGGCCTTCACGGCCCCGAGCACGAGCTCCCACGCGGCCGGGATCGCGAGCTCGATCTCGCTCCAGATCGCGCCCATGGCGGCCGTGGCCGTGCCGAGCGCGCCGTTCGGCCCGGGGTCTTTGACCCACCCGACGATGAGATCCCACGCATACCCGAGCGCGTCCTGGATGAGATCCCAGGCGACTGGGACCGCGACCTTGAGCGCCGTCCAGACCGTGCCGACCGCGGTCGTGAGCATCCCGCACGCGCCCATGGGCCCGGGGTCTTCGACCCAGTCGACGAGGCGGTCCCAGGCGAACGAGACGGCGCCCGTGATGAGCTTCCACGCCCCCGGGATCGCGTCCCCGATCGCCGTCCAGACCTTCCCGGCGGCGCCGGCCATGTCGTGCTTGGTCTCCTTGCCGCTGAGGATGTCGACGATCGCGCCGACGGCCTCACCGATGAGCCCGGCCGCGGCCTCGAAGATCGCGCCGACCTTCCCCATCCATGTCCAGACCTCGCCGAGGAGCTCGCTCGCCGTCCTGAAGCCGTGCTGGATGGCCGGGGACGTGAACCAGTCGCCGAGCACCCCGAGCCCCCAGAGGAGCACGTCGAGCCCCTTGTCGACGAGCCACATGAGGGGCGGGGCGACGTACATCTGCCAGATGTCGACGAAGAGGCCGATCGCACCGACCAGGCGATCGCCGATCCACGCGGCGGCCGACTGGAGAAATTCGATCATCCCGGCGCCGTCCCCGGCCATCCAGTCGGTGATTTTTGTTAATTGTTCGGCGTAGAAGTCCCCCAGGAACTTAAGGGCCCCGCCGATCTTCGTGCTCAGAAACTCGTAGACCCCGCCGGCCCACGCCATGAAGCCGTCGCCGACCCTGGAAAACGCCCCCAGGAGGTTCCCGACGGACGTCCGCAGATCTTCCGACGCGGTCCACATGCCCCAGAGGATCGCCGCGCCCCCGGAGAGCGCGCCGAGGAGGAGGAGGACCGGGGTCACGGCCGAGGTCGCCGCCGCCGCGAGCGATACGAGGGCCCCGGAGAGCCCGGCACCGCCCGCGACCGCCTCGGGCCCCAGGAGGGCGACGACGGTGGGCAAAAGCCCGCCGAGGAAGGCGAGCGCTCCCCCTAACCCGATGAAGACCGGGGCGAGGGGTTCGAGGGGCGCCAGGAGGTCCGCGGCCTGTTGCTTCAGGGTCGTGAGCCAGTAGCCCCAGCGATCCATGGTGCCGACGGCGATCTCTTGCGCCGCGGCGTAGTCCTTCGCCTTCCCCGTCCCGTCGGCCGTCAGGTCGTTGTACGTCTTGAGGTCGTCGAGCGAGATCCCGAGGAGCTCGGCGAGCCTCTCCTGGGGCGTGAGCTGGCGGTTGAGGGCCGCGGTCTTCTCGTCGATCGTGGTCGTGAGCTCGTCGTAATCGGTCTTCAGGTCGGCGAGGAGATCCCGGTTCCGTTCGTACGCCCGGGTCTCCTCCTCCGTCGGGACGGTCTCGTCCCGGATCTTCTGGAGGGCCTTCGCGAGCTCCTCCTCTATCTCGACCTTCTGGGCCGCGATCTCTGCCAGGCGTTCGCGTTGGTCCTCGTAATACTCGGCCTCGCGCTCCTTCCGGCGTTCGGCCTCCTTCGCGGCGTCCGCTTCGGCCTTCGCCTCGTCCTCGCGCGTTTGCGCGATGCTCGCCCGGTAGTCCGCGACCCGCTTCTGTTGCGTCCGGTAGTACTCGGCGTCCGCCTCGGCCTGTTTCGCCCGGTCCTTCGCGTACCGGGCCTCCGTGTCGGCGAGCCCCTCCCTGGTGTCCGCGATCCCCTTCGCGTAGTCGTCGAGCGCCTTCTGGGAGCGCTCGAAGTAGTCGGCCTCGTCCCGGAGCGCCCGGGCCCGGGCCTTCGCGTACTCCTCGTCCGCCTCGACGAGGTCGGCCTTCGTCTTTTCGATCGCCTTCTGGTAATCCGCGACCTTCTTCTGGGAGGCGTCGTAATACTCGGCCTCCGCGACGATGGCCTTCCGGCGGTCGCGTTCGTATTTCGCGTCCGTCTTCGCGAGATTATCGACCACTTTCTGCCGGGCCGCTTCGAGCTTCGCGATCTCGGCGTCCGCGGCGGACGTGTCGGGGTCCGCGAGCACGAGCCCCGGGAGCCCCTCGTCCCGCCGGGCCGTGAGCTTCGCGATCTTCTCGTCGTAGTCGGCGAGCTTCTCGGCGGCCGTCTCGTGGGCCGCGGCGAGCCGCTCCTCCGCATCCGCGGCCTTCTCGATCGCGTCCTGGCGATACCGGATCACCGCCTCGCGCGTGGAGACGATCTTCTCTTCGTAGTCGGTGATCCGCTCCGCGGCCCGTTCGTGGGTGTCCGCGATGTCGTCCGCGGCCTTCGCGGCCTTCTCCGCGGCGTCCTCCGTGTACCGGGCGACGGCCTTTTCGGTCGCCTCGATCCGCTCCTGGTAGTCGGCGATCCGGTCGGCGGCGCTCTCGTGCGCGTCCGCGAGGGCCTCCACGGCCTCCGCGGCGCGTTCGGCGGAGTCCCGCCGGTATCGCTCGACGGCCCGCGCCGTGTCGGCGATCCGCTCCTCGAACTCGGCGACCCGTGCCGCGGCCCGTTCGTGGACCTCCGCCAGGCGTTCGGCGGCCTCGGCGGCGTCGTCCGCGGCCGTCCGGGCGTAGTCGGCCATGGCCTCTTCGACGTCCCGGGCCTGGCTCGCGAGCCGGGCGAGGGCCTTATCGGCGCCGTCGGTCGCGTCCGCCATGCGTTCGATTTGTTCGGTCGAGAGACTCAGGCTCGCCTCGTACTTCGCGATCGCCGCGGCCGTGTCCTCGATCCGGTCGCCGAGCCGCTCCTGTTGCTCGACGAGCGTCTCCAGCTCTTCCGCGGCCCCCTTGACCTCCCGGATGGCCTCGTTGATTTTTCTAAATGCCGTGTACCCCTCGATCCCCCGCTCCGTCAGGGCCATGACGATCGCCATGACGTCCGTCAGGGAGAGCCCGAGATCCTGGAGGTCGGGCCCGACGCGCCGGATGAAGCTGGAAAACTCGCCGATCTCGACCGTGCTCTCCCGAAACATCGCCGTAAAGCCGTCGACGTACTGGGGAAGGTTCGCGAGGGGCTCGTTCATCGCCTGGAGGGCCGGGACGAGGGTCCGCGCGAGGCTGGAGGCCGGCGCGTCGACCGCGGTCGAGAGGAGCCCGAGGGCGTCCGTGAGCCGGCCCATGGTCTCGATGTCGTCGACCCCGGCCCGGCTCAAGTAGTCCATGGCGCCCGCGACGTCGGCGATCGGGTCCGTGACCGACTGGAGCGAGTACCCGAGATCCTCCACGGCCTCCGCGTCGGCGTTCATGGCGAGCGCCGTGGTCGCGAACGAAGCCTCCATCTGGCGGGCGTCGTCCCTGAGAAGAATGGTCGCCGAGCCGAGCCCGACGAGGATCCCGCCGAGGATTTCGAGACCCCGGCCGAGGGTCTCCGCCGACGCATTGAGGGCGTCGAGCTCGGTCTTGAGCGCGGCCTCCGCGGCCCGGGCCTCGTCCGCGGCCGTGGCCTGGTCGCGTTGGGCCCCGGTGACCGCTTCGGTCGCGAAGAGCTCCTTTTCGCGGGCCGCGATCACGTCCTCGATCCCGCTGGCGCGAGAGAGGGCGTCGTCGCTCACGCCCCGGACGGAATAGACCGAATACTCCCCGTTGGCGTATTTCTGGACCTCCGCGGCCCATTCCCGCTGGGAGTCGGCCCACGCCTCGAACTGGATCCGCGCCTGTTGGAGGTTCGCGGTCGTCTCGGCGGAGAAGGTCGCGACGTCCGCGCCGGCCTCCGCGAAGCCCGCCTTGAGGTCGTCGAGGTCGACGCCGAACTTGTATGAGAGCTCTTCGATTGTGTTCGCCATCTAGTTCCCCGTGGCGACCTTCCAGAAGCCCGCCCGGTCGGGCTCCTGGTAGGTGCCGAGCTCGTGATCGGGAGCACTCCGCGCCGAACTATCCGGAGATTCCGGATAGTTCCCCGGGCCCGCGGCCGAGAGCGCCGGCTGGAGCCCGGGGCGGCGACCGCCTCCCATGAGCCGCGAGCCGGCGGCGACGAATCGCACCGCGTCCTCGACCGTCAGCCTGTCCAGGATGTAGTCAGGCGTCCAGCCGTAGATCATACCGAGCGCGGCGACTAACTCGATAAGACCGTCGGGTTTTTTTCCGCGTCCGTGACGGCCTTGAACTCCGCGGCCCGCCGGTTCACGTACGCCATGACGAAGGCGAGCGCGGGGATCACCTCGTCGAAGGCGTCGAGGTCCAGGAGGAAGTCCTTGGTCACGGCCTCGTTCTTGGGCTCGCACACGAGCGCGACGGCGGTTAACGTCTTCTCGTAGTTCCCCATCCCGAGGTTCTCGGCGTCCGTCCCGACGAGGTCGAGCACCTTGATGAGCGTCCTCATGGGGATCCGCGTGATGTCGACCTCCTCGCCGCCGATGATGAGCGCGACCTTCTCGCGCTCCTTCGGCTCGAAGACGGTGGGGGTGGCGGTATCCGCCATATCACCACACCACCGACTGTTCGTCCGTGATCTGGAAGAGCTGGTACCCGGACGCGAGGGTCGTGTCCTTGATGGCCTTGAACGCGAACGGGCTCCCCAGGGGTTTCAGGTTGCCGTCCTTCCCGTACGTCCACGAGAGATCCCCTTCGATCGTTGCCTTGTGGCACACGACGATGAACTGTTTGGTGTCGCTCGGCCGGGTGTTGGTGAGGCGGATCTTCAGGAAGTCGAGCGCCGTGATCCCGCCGACGTCGATCGTCTTCGATGCCGCCGGGGTGTAGGTGTAGTTCACGAAGACGGTCGCGCCCGTGGCGATGTCCGAGTCGGCCATCCGGACGATCGTGGTGTACCCGTCACCGTCGACGGCGATCGCGTAGTCAGACGACGACGAGCCGACCGCGGCCCGGGTGTAGGTCGTGCCCCCGCCGGACTCCGACGTGACCGTGATGGTCGCGACCTCGGTCCCGGCGCCGTTCTTGTGCGCGAGGCGCTGGGAGACGACCCCCGTCAGGGTGATCGCTTCGTTCGCGACGAGGACCGGGTCGGCCGTGACCGTGTCGAGGTTCGCCATGCCGCCCAAGACTTTCTTGATGTTCTCGGCGGAGAGCTCGTACCAGGTGCCGGAGATGGTGGCCTCGTCGGCGTTCGCGTACTTCTTCCAGACCTCCGTGTTATCAAATTCAATTACTTCAAATTTGGGCTTGAAGTTGAATTTGATGCCGTCGGCGGCGCCGATGTTGGAATACACGCCCGTCGTGTAGGGGGCGATCTCGATTTTTGCCGACCCGAAAAGGATCGCATTGTCATTCTGAACAGTGGTCTGTCCCATGGTTGTTACCTCTTCTTAACGTGGAGGACGTGGACGTCCTGGTCCTGGCGATAGCCGAAGACCGTGTCGTGGTCCTCCCGGTCGTCGGCGAGCGTGATCGCCTCGATCCGGTCGGTCGCGGACACGATCCCCGTCCCGTGGTCCTCCACCGCGGAACGGATCGCGTTGCGGACGGCTAACGCGCCGTCGGACGTGGTCGCATAGGCGGAGAGTTGGACGAGCGCGGGCCCGTGGTGGCCCCAGATCTCGGGGTCAGCGATCACCTGGTACACCAGAAACGGCTTCGCGGGCGAGCCCGGCGGCACCAGGTGATAGACGTTCGTCGTCACGTAGGCCTTGAGCCAGGTGACGAGGAGCGCTCTCCAGTCGGTCGCGACCATCAGGCCCCTCCGGCGAGCGCGTGCAGGGTGATGATCTGGGCCGAGAGCACGACGGCCTCCCGGGACTCCTCCCGGACGGCGCCGGACTCGAAGGCCGGCCGGAGGAAGGGATACGCCGGGCGGAAGTTGCCCGTTATCTGGCCCCCGCCGTACTTGTGGAGCGCGACCTTCGCGGCGGCCGAGATCCGCCCGGCCCCGCCGAACTCGATAATGGGGGCGTAATTGAGGTTCGTCCCGACGAAGACCGCGGCCCCGGTCGCGGAGCGCTCCGGCATGGCGATCTCGCCGTACTCGAAGAGGTCCGCGTTAAGCCGGGTGTCCGGCGTGAGGTCCGCGTGCCCGCCGATGTGGATGCTCCTGGCTAACGTCCCGGTCTTCTTCCGCACGATGATCTTGGCATAGTTCGCGATCGGAAGCGCGCCGGCGCACGCGATCGTCTCGGCCTCACGTACGAGAGCGTCGTATATGCGATCGAGGGTCGCCCCGTCGCCCTTCGCCACCAGCGAGATCGTGAAGCCGGACATGGGACGCTCAGAGCCCCCCGATCACGGCCGCGACGTCGAAACCCCGCCCCAGGAGTATCCCGATGAGGATCAAGACGAGGATCCATACCCCGCGGTCGATCTTGTCAGTCAGGGCGTTAACCTTCTTGTCGGTGCTATCGACCTTCTTGTAGACGGCGTCGATCTGCTTGGTCAGGGTCTCGATCGCCCCCTCGATGGTCGAGCATCGATTGTCGATGAGGATCCGGTAGTGGTAGCACTCGGCGTGCGTGACCGGCGTGGTGTCGGTGAGCTCCTCGGCGGCGTCGTCGGGCATCAGACGACCTCGCGCATAACCAGGTGCGTGAACGGCGAGCCCGGGGGCGAGTCGTACGCGACGACCCCGTGGTTCCGGCTCTGGTAGACGACCTGGTGCTTGTCCGTGACGGCCGGGTAATACCCCTTGAGGATCACGTTGTAGGTCGAGACCTGGACCATAACGCCGTCCTTCTCGACCTCGACCGTCCCCTCGTGCCGGACGATCGCGTCGACCGCGGAGCATCCCGTGACGGTCTTGAACGATGTCGAGACGTCCCCGTGCTCGTTCACGGTCTCGGTCGGCTCCTGGAGCGCGACGGTCGTATGCCACCGGCCGGCGAGCCCGACGGTGAGCCAGTTGGACGGGATGAGGGGACGCGAGGAGGCCATCAGTCGGTGCCTCCGATCTGCGTGTCGGTGAATTGGTCCACGGCCGCCGAAGCGACCCCGACCCATTCACCGCCCGCCGTGCCGGCCGACCCGATCCGGGCCCGGTATTTCTCGGCCTTCGCGCTGAAGTATTGGCCGACGGCGACCCCGTTCGTCGAGACGCCGTTCGCCGAGATCACTTTCCCAGCGAGCGCCTCGTCGTTCGCGAGCACGTCGCACGCGGCCGCGGCGCCCCCGTAGACGTCCCCGCCTTCGAGGGCCAGGAGGGCCGTGATCTCCTCGTCCGTAAACGCGGCGCCCGTTTGGACGCGGTCGGGGACGAGCAACCGCACCTTTCCGATGTCGTTCGTCAGGGTGTACGTGTAGACCACGGCCAGACCCCCTCAGATCGCCGTGTACCAGAAGTAGGCGTCGCCCGCGAGGGCCTCGGCGTTCTGGGTCTTGATCTGGCCGTTGATGAAGTCCGTCGTGCCGCCCTTCTCGTCGAGCACGAAGACCTTGTCGCACGTCGTCTGGAAGATGCCCGGGGTCGTGATGTCGAGCTCGTTCCAGAGGTTGTTATTCGCGCTCGTCGCCTCGTCCCCGGTCCCGACGTTCATAACGGCGAGAGGCGTCCCACCGCCGGCCGTGATCCGGATCATGCCCTTGAAGACGATGATCTTCGTCGCCTCCGGGTTCTGGAAGCTGAAGGCCCATTCATCGGCGACCCCGGGGGTGAGCGCGACCTTCGCGCGCTGGAGGAAGGCCGGGGAGATCTTCGCGTTCGTGATCGCGTTGTCCGCGACCGTCAGGGCGCCCGTCGCGGCGAGCGTGGCGTCACCGGAGACCGGGACGCTCACCAGGTCCGTCCCGTCGCCGACGAGGATCTGGCCGGCGGTCTTCGCGTCGAGCGCGGTGGGCCGGTTGCCGGCCGTGGCGCCGACGATGAGCGAGCCCTGGGCAAGGTCGGCCATCTTCGCGAGCGTGACCGCTTCGGCCGCGATCGTGACCGCACCCGTGGCGGCGATCGTGGCGTCGCCGGACATGGCGACACCCACGCCGGTCCCGGTCGCGTCGCCGACGATGATCTTCGCCTCGTCGACGAGGAGGGCGCCGGCCTGGACCGCGGCGAGCTCGTCGTCGATCTTCTTGAACTCGTCCGCGGTCTTGTCGGGGATCTTGCCCTTCCGGCTCCGGAACTCTTTTCTGGTTGGGGCGGTGTATGCCATCGCCTACACCTCAGATCCCGCTACCGTAGAGGAGCGCGTACGGTTCGCGCACCGCGGTCTTCCCTTCGTACCAGAACTGAAGGATCGTGTCGTGGCTCCCGTCCTCCTCGAACTGCTTGAAGTGGATCCCGAAGTTCGGGACCGTCTTCTCGACCCGCGTCCCGTTCTCGATCGTCGGGTAGGAGACCGACGCCGACCCGTATTTCGGATCTACGTAGTAGTGGTATTCGGCGCCCGGGTGCTCGCTGTCGACGCCGAGCACGTAGCCGTCGGCGAAGCCGGAACTGGCCTGGAGCTTGTGCACGTCGAGGTCGAGCGCGGGGATCCGGATCGTGTCGCGGTTCGGGCGTTCGGGCCGGCCGTACATCTCCCGGGTGACGCCCTGGACGTCGAGGCTGAAGAGATAGCTATTCAGCTCGTTCCAGCACGGCTTGAGCACGTAGGCGTCCGTGAGCTTGTACTCGTACCCGTCCCGGTCCATGTCCTGACCGAGGGCCAGGAGGTCTTCGAGCGGGACACATGCCCCGTCCGACCACGCGACGGTCGGGTTGAAGTACGTGAACGACGTGGTCGCGCCGGCCGTCATGGCCGCGAGCATGGAGGCATTGAGGGCCTCCGCCATCCAGAAGCCGGCGCGCTCGTACGCGGCGCGGAGCTCGGGCTCGGCCCGGGACTCGTCCCGGATGAGGGCCCGCGAGAGGCGGATCGAGAAGCCCTTGGCGCTCGTGATGTCGGCGACCGTGGTCTTCCGGCTCCGGTCGATCTCCGGCAGGAAGG